CCGCGAGATACTGCCTGTTCAGGCGTGTTTGAATTAATAAGGTCATTTGCAGACTCTTTGTAAAAAAGCATGGCATATTTTAGTCGTTCCGTATCTGCCTTTGCACCTGCTTCAGCTAATCTAGGCTCCTGCAATTCCGTCTCGTATTCCATCTCCTGACGTATACGTTCGCCTTGGAGTTGCGCTGCGCGCTGTTGCGACGCCATGTTCATCATGTTGGCAAACTGTGCGGTCTGGCGGGCAGGGTCCGGAAGCTGCGGGTTGCGCGCTTGAAGTGCTATCATCTGGTTTGGCATATCAATAACCTCTTGGAATACCCGGCAAATAGTTGCCCGTGCTGGAGCCAAACCCGCCGCCCGGCGCGCCGCCGCCGCTTGGAGCCGCGTTGTTGTAATAGTTAATCATAGCGTTGTTCAACGGTGCTTGCGCCGCGTATCCAGCTACTTGGCCCAGCGCGGTGTTAAGCGCGTTAGCTTGACCGATGTACCCAGACGCGCGGGCTTGACCGGCGTTGTAGATGTTGGAGGCTTCGTTCTGGCCCATCTGACCTGCGGCGCCGGTCATCACATTGGCTGCGGACTGACCGGAACCCATCAACGATTGCAGCGGGTTCAGCTTGGCCGACCGCTCGACCTGATAGCGGTTGAACGCGTTCTGGTATTCTTGGCTTGCCAAGTCCTGACCAAAACGCTGGATACCCTTCATGGTGCTGCCCGACATGAGGTTGCCGCGCGCCGCTGCCGACCGCTCAAGCGCCTTCATGCCTTCCGATTGACGAAAAGCGTAGCCGGGGTCTTGCTGGAATTGATCGGTGCCAAAAGACTTACCGAGACTGCCGTAGCCAGCGGCGGTCTTGTCGCCGCCGATGCCGAGAAGCTGCATGATTTCGTTCTGCGCGGTGAGGCCGCCCTGACGAAACGGCTCTTGCAGTTGCGTCTGCTTCTCGAACATACGTTCTTGTGCGGCGTTAGCGTCTTGGGCTGCCCGCGTTTGCGCCTTAGCGGCTTTACTGGACGCTGATGCCGACGCGGCACCGCCGATGACGGCGGCACCTAAAATCGCTGCTGCGGTGGAGATTGCCATCAGTTTAATCCCTTTACAAATACACGTTCTGTGGGCGCGTATCCTAAGCGTCCGTACATTTTTGCCATAGTCGTGACGCGGTCGTTGTCCAACGCAATCATAAACATAGCTTCGGCTTGTTTACTCTTACCCCATTTTTCTATCTCTTGAAACAGCAATTTTGATGCTGTTCCGCCCCTTGCGTCAGGCTTGATATACCACCACAACTCCTGCGCCACCAGCTTCGATGGGTTGAAGTACATAGGGTACGCAATCGCCGCCGTGATGCCGATCAGTTCGCCTGCATCTTCAGCCACCAAAACAACCATGTTTTCGTTGTCCAGCGCACCTTCGACGAACGCCGCAGTGCTGTCGCGGTTAAACGGGATCAGATGGTTTACAGGTGTCGTCGCCACAAACGCTTCCGCCAAGTCCATGTAGCATGGTAGGTCTTCGACAGTAGCGGTGCGGACTGTCACCGGCATTAGCTAACCAGACGGCCTGACGCGCGGATGTTGATCGCCGACGCCGTGCCTGCGATTGTGCTGATGAAGCCATTGTTGGGCAGCACATGGCCGACCAGTTCAGGAAAGGTGTAAGTCTCACTAGCTTGAAGCGTTTTCGACTTGACGATCAAGTTGTCGTTGCCGGCAGCGCCCGCAGCCGTGACAAGGTTGACGCTAATCGTCGCAGCCGTCGCGCTGTAGTTCGTCGCGGTAAACTTGTCGATGATCGTCTGTACGCCATTCGATATGTACTGTGTAGTCTGCGCGTTCTCCGCGGTCTTGGCGGGAATGATGTTACTAATGGATACGGTCATAAGATAATCCTACTGCTGAATTTGCGTAACTTCAACTAGCCCACACGGCGCCGCAGGGGCAAAAGCCGTAGCCGCTACGTTTGTCGGTGCAAGGCCTGTATTATCTACCGCCCACATCAACTCAATATAATCCCCAGCGGCAAGAGAGAAGAACTGCGAGTTACGCAATACCACATATCCGTTGTTTGTGGAAAGAGTTCCAATCACCGCACTGTTTGAATAGGTTGTCGTTCCGTTAAGCCTCCACCAAAGCCATGCGCTCTTTGTATTGGAGTTACCGGATGAAAATTGAACCCGTGCGTTAAACTGAAATAGTCCGCTTTCAGATACCTCAATCTGGCTTCCCGTAGCCATAACGCCGTCCGAAATGGTTGCTCCGTCCCATGACAGGGCATAGGCAGTGTTTGCGGCTACAGGAGTAACGCCAGTCGTGTTGTAAAACTCGCCGTAATAACGTTCTTGCTCGATTGTAGGGCGAACGAAAATCTCGCCATCAGTCACGCCAACCTTCAGCACGGCAGCAAGTGGGATTACGTTGTCAGGAGCAGTCGGCTTAACATTGGTAAAATCACCCGCTACCGTTGGCGATGCGTAAAGAATATCGCCTATGGTGAACGCGCTTGTGTCCAGATTGCGAACGTGTCCCCAGACGTTGCAATAGCCAACCTCGCCGCTATCCGGTAGGTCGTGCGTCATGACGCCAAGGATGTAGAGCGTTGGCGTTGCCCCATCAGCAAGATAAGGCGCAACAGACAAAGTATTGCTTGCACCAACACCAACGAAGCCAACCACCGTTCCGTTAGGGATTGCTACTCCGGTCATGTTTTCAACGCGGGCGTATGTTTCCTGCCCAATCTGTTGGATTACGTCGTATTCCATACCAAGGTCAAGCGTTTGGTCGGTCGGGTTCCACGCCATACGTCCGATTTTCCCGACGTGCGGCGCGTCTAACTCAAAGTCAATATAGTTAGTGCTGATCGTATTGCTGACTTGCGGAACCGGCGCGGCTTCTATCCCCTGAATAGCGTCAGCAAATACGGAGTCATAGGTCGCTATCAGCGACGTAGCATCTGGCGCTAACTCGACTTCTTCTTGGTTAGTCTGCGTCGCAGTCAACAGCGACAGGAAGAACCGATACCATTCACGGCTGATAGCGCCTGACCGCTGGTCGATCAGATCGACACGCGGCGGCGTTAGCTGGGTAGGGTTGATCGGTGAAAGCGCCATTAGGCCCGCGTCCCTGACAGTAGCAGTTCAGCACCCATGATGTAGATGCGTACAGGGTCAGTCCCTGACGCCTCGTAGACGCGGTCGCGTATCTTCAGCGTCGCACCAAGGCGGCGCCAGATCGTGCGGTAGCCAGACCGGCCAATGCGTCCCATCGACTTCCAGTGTTCGTTCGACCATGTGTGCCCGCCATCGTCAGACCAACGCAGCATGACTTGTGGGTTTTCGCCTTGGCCGTTGTTCAGGCCAACGCCTGTCTCGCAGTCAAGCTGCATAGAGTGCTGGATAGTACGGGCCAGATTGTTAGCGCCTGTCGGGAGCGCCCGCCATGACCGCAACCATTTCTGCGGGCTGCCGTCGTCGGAATATTCGTTCAGGTCAAACTCGTAAATCTTGCCGTTCTGGTAGTCGCCGACAACAGTGGTAGCGTTGAAGAACATCTGGCTGCTGGCGCGGTGACGGTTAAACTCGCCGTTAACAAACGACGCGCGCTCATGCCATGCGCCGGTGGCGACGTCATACACCCATGTCGTGTTGGCCGACGGGAAGTTCAGCACGTAGAAGCTGTGGCCGTCCTGCTGGTACGTGTAGCCTGTGGCGTCCGAGATGTCGGCATACTCTTGCATCTGCCATTCGATAGCGTGCGTTGACACGCGCTGGCCGATGTAGCCAGCGGCGCGGTAGACGATGCCTTGACCGCGGGCGTCTTTGCCCAGCCAGTAGACTTGGTTGTCCATCTTGGCGACGCTGTACGGCGCCGCGCAGCCCAGTTCGTTAAACGCGCCTTGGATACGCGTCAGCGGGAAGTCGAGCAGCCCTGCGTCGTACCAGACTTCGGTCGAGTTGGTGCCGAACACCCAGACTTCGCGGTGGTCCACAAAGACCGCGACCACATTGTCTGGATTGCCTTCGGCGCTGGCAAACTCCAGCGGATCGACAGCCGTGCCGTCGAGCAGCGACGTTACCCAAATCTTCTGTGTGCCCGGTTCGTTGAACGTGAAATAGCCGTCGATGTAGCCGACCGTGCCTGCACCGGGGAAGTCAGGGTCAGTGATCTGTTGGAACGCGTCAGTGCCGGCGTTGTAGATGTAACCTAATGGGTTGGCGGCTATGAATAGCTGCGTGCCGTTGTCAGCCATGCTGACAGGGCCAGTGCCGCCTACGGTGCCTTTGGCGACCGCGTTCCAGTTGCTGTCAATCTGGAACAGCGTAGGGCCAGACACGGCGTAGCCGTAATCGCCGAACTGCCACAGCCCGCGGATAGGCCCGATGCCGATGGTAGCCAGACGGGTTAGCCCCGGCGCGCGCTGGAGAAAGGCTGGCTCTTTGCCGCCCTCCGGTACGATTTCCGGAAAGAGGTTCACCATTCGGTTGTCTGCGGCGTTGACGCTTCTTGCGACATACGCCGACCCAAGGATCGGCGTCTTCATTAATAGTTACCCGCGAAGATGTTGAACCGCTGACGCGTCGCCACAATGCTGTACGGCATGGACATGATGTCGTCAGGGTTGTTGATGCGCTTCAGGTTGCGCTTCGATGCCATAGCCAGACGCGACACTTGCGGTGACGGCTCAACGCCAAACTCAGGTGCCATCTCGCACGCCAAGTTGTAACGGAACGCACGCAAATAGCCGGGCGGGAAATGCAGTGTGGTCGCCAGCGTTGCTGGCTGGGTGAGTTCTTCGACCGAAATGAAGTGCCATTCCAGATCGCGCGTAGGGCGCGGATAGACGTACATTTCGATGTCGGGGAACGTCATGTTGACGAAGATAACCTGCGGGTAGGTGGACGTGACGGTCTTGACCGCGATGCCGTTATACTGCTGCTGGTTAATGAATTTGATGCCGTAGCTGACGCCAGTGCCGGGGTCTTTAAAGTACGTTGAGTCCTCAAGCAGCACGGGGCGGTTGCCGGAGAAGTCGCCGGAAGGGCCGAGCGTGCGCGACAGTTGGCCTGACGGCCATGTGAATATCTGGTCCTGCGTCGAAAAGACCGCGAGGCGCTCAGTGTTCCAGCTATCGATCATCTGGTTCATGGCGCGCAGTGCGTCTTGCGACGTTTCAGCCGATGGAACTTCGCCTTCTGCCAGAACGCCTAGAAGCCTAAGCGAACCGTTAATTATGTCCCCAGCCGTTTCCATTGGTTAGTCTTCCTGCGTTGCGCGGCGGCGTTTGCTGCCCGCCGACATTTCGTTAACGGGCGCCACTACAGGGGCGTCAGGGTAAAAGCGTTCCCAACCATACTCTTCGTCGCAGCGCGCTTCTTCTTCAGAGATGGCAACTTTTGCGCCGTGGACGTCGTGAACAAGGTAGATAACAGCCATAAAAACTCCGTAAAATGGACGGCCCGAAAGCCGCCCAGATTAATTAACTGATCGCCATGAACTGCCACTTGGTGCCGTCTGCGTAGAACAGCTTGCCAAGGCCAGTTGCATTGGTTGTGATACCAAGCGAACCGGCAGGGGCCGAAGTGGTGGTCGAGTTAGCGGTGATTGCAGTGCTAAGAATATAGACGCCAGCATTAAGGTTGGCAGCGGCAATATCGCCAGTAGTCTGGATGGTAGAAGCGATAACGCCACCGTTTGCAACAATCGCGCCGCTGACAGTTACGCTTTCAAATGAAGGATCGGCGTAAGCAACGCCTACTGCTTTAGTATTAGGCATGATTGATCTCCTGAAAATGGGCGACCCGAAGGCCGCCCAAATTGGTTAAGCGACGACAGCGAACTGCCACTTAGCGCCATCGGAGATGAACAACTTGCCCACGCCGGTTGCGTTTGTGGTCACGCCAATAGAGCCAGAAGCGACTGTAGTGGTCGTGACGTTTGCGGTAATTGCAGTGGTAAGGAAATAGATGCCTGCGCCCGACGTAGCAATAAGTGCTGGACCGCCGATTAGCTTGTTTGCTTCGACGTTGCCATCTGAAACCTGATAGGCGGAACCGCCATTTGGTAATGCCATGATAAAAATCCTTTAAAATGTTTGGCCCCCGGCGAACCGAGGGCCGTTATTAGATTAACCCCAGAGACGGACGGCCATTTGCGGACGGATCGTGCTGAAGCCATACAGAACGTCAATACGGCAAGGCATACGGTCGTTGTTGATGTCGTACTGACGAACAACGCGGAGCGAAATGCCGTTGTGTACCTGACGCGATGCCATGTCTACGCCCTGTGGGAGCAGAAGGTCGGCGGTTGCGAAGGTGATGGCATCCTTGTGGTATACGAGGTTCTGCGCGTACTGGCTGCTGGCTGCACCGACGAATACAACAGCTTTGCTGTTGCCGGGCAGTGCGTCTACAGTAGCAAGCGCGTTGCCTGCCGAGTAGACAGGAGCAACAGTGATGTTGCCTGCGCCAGCGCCGCTGAGTGTGACGTCAGCTAAAGCGACGAACTGGAACAACGAACCTGTGCTTTCACGCGTCTGTGGGTTAACTGCAAAGCAGTCAGCTACAGTGAACACGTCGCCAGCCTTGACGGTAGCAGCCGCGCCAGCGCCAGTGATGGCGATGGTGGTTGCACCTTCAACGGTGACAGCAGCCGAAGTCGTGCCGCCGGTTGCGTCGCGCGAACCAGTGGTGAACTGCTTGATGGACTGCGACATAT